ATTGGTCTAGTACCGCTTATCCTGATGTTAATAGCGCGTATTACCTCTATTTCAGTACTGGAGTTGTCAACCCCTTCGTCCACGACACTTGTCAGGACGGTCTCTCAGTTAGGTTGGTGAAGAGTGTGTAAGAACACCTATATGCAATAGGACTTGTCGAGAATTAGAATACGGAATAGGAGGATGATGCATAAACCATATTATTACAGAGGAAAAAATAAAGGACTAAGAGCTTACCGACAAGTCGGTAAAACGCTAATCTACTTTAAAGATAACTACACTGTTTATGTGAAAGAAGGAACCAGATTGACTATATTCCACAGGTGGGATTGTGAAATAGGATTTTATACAAGATCATGGAGACCGTTCGTCAGAGTTCTTAAGCACAGAAATAAAATTGATTTGGCAACAATTTATAAAATTGCCCTAAGATACGATATATCACATGCTCCTGCCTTACAAAATTCTGAAACTATACCGTCAGATGATGCTATAAAATTACCTTCTTATTATACTGACAGAAAAAAAGTGGCTAAAATAACAAACAAATAGAGGAGGGCAGGAGGTATGAACCTCGTCAAAGCTAAACCTGAGTTTCGGCCAATGTATCGGCTAGACCATGGAATTCTGATCTATTTCAAAGACAAACGTTCAATTCTCGTCGCTAAGGATAAGACTTGTATCCTATTTCATAGATGGAATATTCGGCAGAAAGGATTCTATAGCAATAATTGGTATCCGTTCGTGCGCTACCTGAAACGGCATAAGACATTTAAAGGTATTTACGAAATCTGTAATTGTGCTGACAAATACGACATCGACCATCAGGTTGTGACAAGAGAGTTTAAGACTTTAATTCCTAGAGGTGTCGAGGAGTACAAATGGAGACCGTACCGATGAAGAAGATCGTGATTTACACTAAATGGTGTCTCGGCTGTATGTGGCCAGAAGAATCTCGAATCGTACTTCTTGCGACAAGTTTAGAAAACGCCAGAATCAAGGTTCGGCGAGTTACATACCGTCCCGATTGGGAAAGAATTGCTGCTAGATTATATGGAAGCGAAGATTACGATGCGTTTGTGGTGATAAATAAAAAGGTAATTGACTATATGGAATTTGCAAAACAGTGTAAGAATAAACTTATTAAAGCTGGAATCATGAAAGATATTGAAGGAGATACTGATGACATGCCTAAGTTGCAACGAACCAAAAGGCCTGATAGAGCACCTAGCGAGGTGGTGGAGGGTCACCAAGATTCGTCGAAAAATGGGACACAGCTGGAAAAGAATTTTTAAATCAGAAACTGCGAGGCTAAAAATCAAAATAAGTAAACTTAAGAAAGGAAAAAAATGATACCAAACATTATTCTAATTATGATATCTGCAGTGTTATTAATATCTGCATTAGTTACGAGCGTTCTTGCGGAAGAAAAATCTTCGTTAGGATTTGCAGTTGCAACATTTGTATTAACTTTGTTGGGAGTAATACTGTTAGTGGCTGGAGTATTTTACGAAGATCCGAATATTGGAAATCTAAGAGCGCAATGTAATTCAGTAGAAGGTCATTATAGCAATGGTAAGTGCTTTAAAGATGGAAAAGAGCTCGAATTCTAGACTTAAGTAGATAGAGGAGAAGAAATGAAACTCATAGATAAACATCTTGATAGATACTACACGCGTAAATTATTAGATTGCATCGAAGGTTATCTGGTTGGAACACACGACGCTGATTATAGAGTTATTCGTTTCGATCATGATATTTTAATTGTATGCAAGTTGCGATGTCTAGATGAAAGGTATTACGTATCAATCTATACGTTCAAAACGATAGATTCTCTATCTATACTCTGTGATTTTGACAATGTAAGGAAAGATATAAAGAGAAGGTATGAAAGGGTTATAGATCGTCAGCGGAGAATTTACAGATGAAAAAGAATGTCTCGAAAGGTTGCAGCCCTGTCAGTGGCACTCCACCACCGAAGAAGAATCAGTTTGGCGAGGTTGAAGGCAATCCTCGCCATAATGGAGCTTGGAAAAAAGAAGATACACTGCGCTATAAGTTGCAACAAGTTGCCAAGATGACTGCCGAGGAACTTCAGGATTTGTTGAGAGATCCTGAAGCCGGCGAGTACGAGAAGAACGCTGCGAGGACGATTATTGAGATGTCCGGTATGGATGCGGAAAAGCGCTGGCGAGTCATAGAGGGATTAACAAATCAGGATAGTGGTATGCCTAAGCAAGAGATCAAGCGACGTAATATTGAGGTTAAAACTATTTTGCCAAAGAAAGAGGAGGAAGTATGAAAACGCAATACCGTATTGTTAAATTGACTGGTGAGTCAAGACCATATCAAGTGCAGTATAAAACACTACTATTTGGTTGGCAACCGATGCAAGCAAAGTCATTATTTGGTTGGGTTGATTGTAAATATGAAACGCTCGATAAAGCAAAGGAAGTTCTTGAGCGATATATTGAGAGGCAAAAACCACATGAGGTAGTTTACAAAACAGTAGCATGAAATACTCTATTACCAGCACTTTTGAGAAGTTGACCACCTTGACCCGTAGAATCTGGGTAGTACAGGGTGGAACTTCTGCTGGTAAGACTATTGCTATTTTGATCTATATTCTAAACTGGGCTATCAAAAATAGTGGCAAGGTAGCAACTGTAGTATCTGATACTTTCCCCAACTTACGTACGGGAGCTATGCGGGATTTCTTAGATATTTGCAAAGAGACGAATATCTTAGAAATTGCTACATGGAACAAGACTAATTCTACACTCTATCTACCTAATGGTAGTATGATTGAATTCTATTCTGTTGATACTATGGGTGCACACGGCGCTAGGCGAGACTTATTATACGTTAATGAGGCTAACCGCATCTCCTGGGATACCTTCTCTCAACTCGAGATTCGCACTCGTGGTCAAGTGATTCTCGACTTTAACCCGGTGAATGAGTTCTGGGCGCATAAGGAACTCGTGAATAATAAAGAGCGGTCTGACGTAGACTTTCTTAAAGTAACCTATGTTGATAATGAATCGCTAGATATAGCCACAAAGCAGGCTATTGAGATGCGCCGTGGTGATGGTACTAGTAACTGGTGGCATGTGTATGGACTGGGAGAGATTGGTAGCCTCGAAGGAAACGTATACGAAGGCTGGACAGCCGTTGAAGAAATCCCAAGTAACGCCAAGCTGGTGCGCTACGGAGTTGACTTTGGATTTTCGAATGATCCAACGGCTGTAGTCGCAGTATATGAAGATGAAGAGAAGAGTGTCTATCTTAAAGAAGAAATTTGTGAGACCAAGCTGCTAACGCCTCAACTTGTAGAAAGGATAAGAGAGATCATAGCGCGTGACGGTGATGCTTTATTCGTTTGCGATAATGCGAGACCGGAGATTATCGCAGAACTGCAAGCTAACGGAATTAGAGCAATTGGCTGTGATAAAACTCCAGGAGAGAAGATGAATGGCAAGAAGTATAATATCGAACTTGTTCAGCGGAGAAAAGTGCATTACTTGAGAATTTGTAAAGAATTAGAGAGAGAGTATCTCTCTTATACATGGCGAGTTAAGAAGTCTACTGGAGAGACTCTAGATGAGCCAGAAGACGGCAATGATCACTTAATGGACGCGATCGCTTATGCTATCCGAGACCTTGAGCGCAAGCCAATTGAATATGGTGGCGTAATCTTCTAAAAACCGAACAAATGCACCAAAAATGCCGGGTTTTGCCTTGTTTTGTTCGGTTTTTCTCGTTATTTTACGACATTAAAGATTTTTGCGAAAAAGGTGTTGCATATAGGACTTGTCGGTAATTAAAGTAGTTATTAAGTCAATGCCTGATTGGGCGACTGTAGAATTAACAGGAAAATTAATATGACAGAAAAATTAATTCCTCTGTCAAATACTAAGACTGCTGAAGTTGAAGGCGAAAGACGAGTTAGGTTTGTTGCATCAACATCGAGTGAAGATCGTGACTATGAGCACGTTCAGATCGAGACTTTCAGGATTCCGCTTAAAGGTGGTGGACACATTAAAGTATCTGAACTCGGTGAAACAGGTTCAGATTTGATCAACGTGCCATTCTTGACAAATCATGATTTATCTAACGTTGAGAAAACAATTGGATCAGTCAGAAACGCCTCTTACGTTAACGGAGAGCTTATCTTTGACGCTAGCATATCGGCTAGACCATATGCGCAAGACGTCTTTAAGCTGATTGATGAAGGACATCTCGACAATGCCTTCTCGATTCAGTTTAGAGATTCCGACTACGATCGTGATAGTTCTACGTACTCTAATGGAGAAATCGTGGAGGTATCGCTGGTGACTCGTGGATCAAATATGGAAACGCGAGTATTGGCAGTTAAATCACTGAAAGGAGAAGTAGAAGTGGACGACAAAGACGCTACCAAAACTACACCTGAAGCTACTGAGGTTGTAACTGACGAAGCAACCGAAAGTACTACCGAAGATGAAAGGCAGGTAAATAATCAAGAATCTACGACAAATGACAGTCAAGAGGATTTGACTGAGGAAAAATCAGAAGATACTGATGATCAGGAATCTACTGACAATAATGATGAAAATAACGAGAATAATAATACTAATAAGGAGAAGAGTATGTCTGGACTTACTCATACTGAAGCTGCTGCGAAACAGATTAAAGCTCCGTCTCAAGTGACTTATGCTACTAAGAGCGTAGACTACTTGAAGTCTAAAGAGGCGGAAAGAGATTTTACAAAGATTATTTACGACAATTACAATAAGAAAGGCTTTGCTGTTAAGAAGGCATGGGCTGATCATGTTAAAGCTAAGGGTATCTCAGGTGACGAAATCTTGCCTACTCGCTTTGCTGAAGTATTCTTCAAAGGTTGGGAAGATCACTACGAAGCTATTGGTACATTCAGGCGAACAGATTTACTTGACGGTCATCTTTATGCTTGGAACACGAAGGATCGCGGCAAGAGGCACAAGAAAGGCGATCCTAAAGACGATCAGAATGTTAATGATATTCGTCGTGATTATTCATCGGTAATGATGTACAAGATGTTAGGTCTTGAACAAGAGGACCTTGTTAGTGGTCACGGTCCGGAATTACTACGCATGCGATCTGAAGATTTATCTGGACGGCTAGGCGATGAGGCCGTACGCGCTATCGTATTTAGCGATGGCCGCACCGCACCAGCTAGCGATCAGCCAGATCACCGACTCTTTGATGGAGTTAAAGGTCCATGGCCAATCGTTAAAGATATTGATAACTCAACGACCGCCGGGACGTATGAAGCAGCGGTTGCAACTAAGCTTGACTACAAAGACAGCGACACTCTCTACATGAAGATCGTTAGAACACTCAGTAAGGTTAAGGGTGGTTCAGGAAGAAAAATTGTCTTCTTGAATGATGGTGCATTAGTCGATCTTGCACTTGAGACTGATTCTACGGGTCGATTACTGTTTGCACCTGGTACAAACTTCCAAAGTATTTTCGGTGATATCTATATCTTCGAGAGTCCTTACATGGAAGGTTCAGGTTATGACGTGATTGCTTACCGTGAAGGTTCTTACATGATGGCACTTGGCGACATGATCGTGCGAAGTGCATACGATATCAAATACAACCGTGACATGCTACTCATGGAGAGAATGATTGGCGGTTCGCTTTACGGCCATGAAGTTGCCGCTGGCTACCCGTCAAAATAACACCGCCCTCTGATAGTTTCGCAATTACTACAGAGAGGGGGGAGGGCTTAACGACAGAAAATGACAAATTGCTAACTAATTAACTCAAGGAGGCATAATCAAGTGGACAAACCGATAATTTCCAAAGAATTGATGGAGAGTCTGCTTGGTCGCTCTTTAAAAGAACAAGAAGTTAATAACTTTGATTTGTACCTTGAAATCGCAATTATGCGCCTTGATGATCTTCTCTGTATTAAAATCGAGGATCTAGAGGAGATACCAGTTGATTTACAACTACTCATAGCTAGGGCGTTTGCAGTTGTCTATCAGGAGCAGGAGGCTACTACCTCACACGGCATCAATAAGAAGCAGATTGAGGACTTCTCAGTTTCTTATGAAGCTAACATGAGTAGCCCGATGGAAGCTTTTGCTGAGCAGAACGCTGGTACTATCGCTAAATATAGTAAGTGTCAAGGCAAGATAATCAGTGGAGATGTGAACTGTGGCAAGTGTTCGATGTTTCCATATATTTAAAACCCAGCCTTACGACTATTTAGAGATCTCTCGAGGAGGAGTAAGAGGCAATATTATCAAATCACGGCGAACTCTTATGGGAATCTTCAAAGACAGGGACGGTATGACCAAATCTGGTAATGTTGAAGCCTATAAAGCGGACGCGAGGATTCATGTAAAGCCTGAGGACTTTGATGTGACTAGCCCGAAAGAGCTGATTGGTAACGGCATTAAAATCAACAACCAGACTTACTCAATTGATAATGCTTCTAGCGGTACTAACTTTGAAACTGGCGAGATTGAGCATTACCGTTTAGATCTAACCTTAGCTAAGTTTGTGGAGGTAGAAAATGACTCATTATAGTGTAGTACTAAAGGACAATTCTGGTGCTTGGCTCAAGAGAACAGAGCGATCTCTGGAGAAGGGGCTTGACAAAATAACGAAAGCTATTCTCTCTCGAGCACAAGTTAGAGTTCCGCTTAAAGATGGTAATCTTAAAGCTTCAGGCGAGGTATCAGGAAGAGGATTAAGTCGCACTGTAAGCTTTGGTAAAGGCATGAAATACGGTGCTTATCAGGAACGTGGAGAGAGGTTTGACGGTACTCATAAGGTAAGAAGGTATACGACAGCAGGTACAGGTAAGAGATATCTTAAAGAGTCTGGTGATTCGGTCTTAAAGGAAGGGTTGAAGAAATACTTATGATCACATTGTCGTTACTACAGTACTTACAAGATAACGGTTTGGGCATAATTGACGAAGACCTTTTCTGGCAAAAGCTAGGCGTAGATAGGGAAGGTGTCTATATTGTAGAACTGGGTGGCAACAACGATCGTGGTAGCAGGAGATCTACTACTTACGAGCTTTATAGCCGACATACAGATGATGTTAAAGCCTATCAGAAGCTAGAGGACATTTGTAAATTACTGAATCGATCTTATAGCGTATGTAGGTTGCCTCCAGTACCGGAGTATTCAAATAGGGAATATCAGAACGTTACTATTATGCCAGTGTCACCTATCTCAAACGCTGGTTTAGATGTTGAAGGAAGAGTGGTATTTAGTACGACTGGGATAGTTTATTACGAATAAGAAAGGAGAAACATTGGTGAATCAAGATTTAGAAACTGTTAAAATCTCTGAACTTCCTACTATGGGTAGTGCGCAACTTGAGGGGAAAGATGTAGTCCCTGGCGTTGTTGACGGTAAGACCGTAGCGGTGCCAGTAGATAGGATTGCAGCGCTTGCGAATAAGCAAGAGTTAGTTGACGCGAATGAGTTTAACGAGTTATGGGCAGCCGCGCCGTAGAAGCGGATCAATAAAGTAACAATAATTAATTATCAAGGAGAAATATTATGGCAGAAAAAGCTCTTGGATCAAGCGTGATCCCAGCAATGAAGAAAAAGGTAGAAGATGCTGTTGCTGTTAAGCAGGATCTACTAGTATCTGGTACTAATATCAAAACCCTTAACGGCAATAGCGTATTAGGTGAAGGCGATATCACTATTGAACAGAAACTCTATAGCACTTACGGAGAGAACACAGATGGTTCTCTAACGCAGAAGTTTGCTAGCGAGAAAATGCAAGCTGTTGAGGGTGATGTTACTACCTTAAAGACCAACGCTGGTAAGACTGTACAGTTTGATACGACTGTTACAGGTGATGCTTCTACGGTGACGGTTACTAAGAGTACTGGTGCGCTAGATGCTGAGACACCAACTGAAACCGGTTTACCTTTGCCAGTTGCATCTAGCACTCAAGCTGGTGTTATCAACGCAGCTACCTACAAGACTATTCAGGCTACAGCCGATAAAGTTGAGACCATTTTAAACGCAACTGTAGCTGTACCAGATTTGGCGGCAGAGCCTACGCAAGAGCAACTTACTGAAGCTTGGAAAACGGCTACTGGTAAGACTGAGTTAGTGAATGGCGCGAAAATCTTGGATAGCACAAACAACAAGACTTGGACGTATTACGCTAATACTTCTACCTGGCAGGCGACTGACAACGAGAATCCTACTATCGAAGTAAAGCAATTTACTAACGATGCCGCTGGTATCATTAAGGGTTCTACGGAGGACGGCCAAGTGAGTGCCGAATCTGATGGCACTGGTTCCGTCAATGGTTGGGACACTTTGAAGAGCTCTGTAGCGACTAACACTTCAGAACTTACTACCGTTAAAGCCTCTGTGTCAACAAATACTACTGATATCGCTGCCTTGAAAACTAATAAGCAAGATAAGCTTGTCGGTACCGGTGAGGGTCAGAATATCAAGACTATTAACGGTGTAGAAGTACTTGGAACAGGAGATATTGCCATTGAAGTGCCAGAGGTAGCTTATATGACTGAAGCTGAGTTTAACGCTGCATGGGCCGAGGCAGGCACAACTCCAGAAGCTTAATAAAGTAATAGTAGATCGCATGGGGGGAGAAAAATAAGATTCCCCTCATGATCTAATAAAGGAAATAATGATGCCAAAGACATTAACAGAAGATATAATACCTGCGCTTAAAGAGAAATTAGATGAAAATGGCGGTGGAAAACTATATTCTAGTTACGGATCAAACACTGACGGAGCGCTTACGCAAAAATTTGTAAGCGACATCTTAAACGGTAAGAGGTTGTCTCTTGGAAAAGGTTCTCAAGTATTAGCATTAGAAAGTAGTGCTATTGGCGTGGGCGCAAAAGTACTATCTGGTGCTGACTCTAGTATGGCGCTTGGTGATCATTCGGAAGCTGATAGACCTAACGAGGCGTCTATTGGCTATAAAGAAATAGAAGGAGTCAGTGCACAATATACGAGATATTTGTCGAATCTAAAGGCTGGCGAGTTAGATACTGATGCCGTTAATTTGAAGCAATTGAGGGACGCTATTGCTGCTAGTCAGCCGGTAGTGCTTTATTCTGGAGTTCCAGAACATGGTAACAAGACGATAAATCTACAACAAAACGTAAACGATTTTGATTTTGTAGAGGTTTACTATGTGAGCGAGCGCGGAACTTACGGAACGATTCATAAAGTCGAGTGGTCTAAATCTGTCGCTGAAAAGATTGCGCCAAATGATATTAACAATATCATGCTGGAGAGATTTGGAGTTCCAATGTCCGGTTTACCAGCGACCATTTTTGTATATGATGTCTGGAAATTCAGTGGAACTCAGTTGGATTATGTAGGAGGTGGCAGTGGTGACAGCTCTACTGTCAATCCGGGTAATCAACCGGGGTTTAGAATCGTGAAAGTTCTTGGTTATAAAAAGGAGGCAGTAAATGGCTGAAGTTCTAACAGATACCTTAATACCTGCACTGAGGCAGAAGGTGGATGAAGCTAGCGGCGACAAAACGATTCTATATGACAGCACTAATGATATTCCTAAGGCTACCGATGTTGTTAATCCTTTTAAAAATCAATATTGGAGCGCTAATCTATCTGAAAGTGTTAAGAATTTTGAATTTATAGAAATTGAGTTTATCAGAAATCCAAGAATAGCAGATATAGATAGCGACTTCGGATGGGACCCCGGCAATATCTATAATCAAAGATGGTCATACGATGTAGCTATGGAGGCGAGTAAATTGCAACCAGATGCTAGCAGTAGTTGGATAGCGCCTGATCCGCCAAGATATGTATCACTGCTTGGCAATGAAACGTCTACTAAACGTTATACAACTCTCTATGGTTTTAACGATAGCGGTAGTGTTATTTATTGCCAAGATGAAACAGAAAATAATGGCTACGATTATGCCTCATATGTGATTTTAAGGATAACAGGACATAACCGGAAGAAATAAGAGAAAACAGATTTTATTAATAACAAAATAAAGGAGAATACAATGTTTGACATATTAGCAGGAAACTGGGAGCTCGCAGTAGGTAAATACGTGATTCCTCCAGAGCTCTTGGGTGATATGAGCCCGAACTATGAAGAAGGCACAATTGACGCGGAAACGCAGGCTGGTACTATCAGCACTCCATCTGGTAAGCCTACTACTTCAGAGTTTACTTTTACTCTATTTTTGCCAAAGAAAAATGCACCGCGATTACTGGGGTATCTATGGCCAGAAGCATACGAAGCAGCGACAAGTGAAGATGTTGGCGGTAGGATCACTTTCGGCTCTAAAGCATGTATGCAGAGGAGTCCTCAACCTATGAACATCCACTCTATCTGTTCTAACGACAGTAGTAGTGACATGTATATTCCAGCAGGAATTACTAAAATTCAGTTTAATCCGACGCTTAGTACTTCGGACGCGGTGAGTTTCGAGGTGACAGTTTATATGCAGCCGGATGAAAATGGTGATAGATTTAGGTTTGGAGTTGGAGATCTTACTAAGAAGACCATTTACGATCCAACTACTGGAAACTGGATTGATTCACCAGCAAATACTACCACAACGGCAGAAAAGGTTGCTAAAGCGGTAAGCAAGTAAGAAATACCCCCAGAGATGGGGGTATTTCTATTTCTTAAAAACGTCACACATCTATGGTTTGAGTTCGTACCTAATCTTTTGTTTTAGGTTTTTCATGATTCTTTATGCTATCATCTAAAGAATCCCGTAATTGTTTCAAATTCTCAAACGACAATCTAATATTTGCAACTGCAGCCCCACGCATTTCGTCTCCTCTAATACTAAAAGGATCTACCTGAAAGAACACAATGTTTGTATCTCCATTGACATCATTTGTCATAATTTGATGTCCATCAGCTATACTGGCAGTTGGTAGACCGTTGATAGTAAGCTGCTTGCTTGGTTTGTTCACTTAAATACTCCTTTACTTTATCTATTATCTCTATCTTCGAAAATTTATCTATGTCAATACCTAAAACTTGTCTTGCATTATCAATTTCCGCTAATAGCAAACTACCAGTAATCTTGTTGAATGCTAATTTTGTATCATACACTTTTTCACCTACAATTAGATTGCGTTCGGTACTACCTATTTGGGGATCAAATAATGTCAAAACTCCTACATATTTGCTAAAGCGTATATCCCAATTGTAATTGATTTCATCATAAAATACCATCAGAATATACCTCCAGGCTTGTCGTAGAATGTTTTTGTATAATTACCCGCCTTGTCATCACCATATCTTACAACGACCACCAAAGCATATCCTTTTTTATTTATCTTGTTAGGATGGTTAATCTTATCGTAAAAATCATGGCACTCATATACAACAATTGCACTATTTTCCTCTATCGAATGGGTTTGTTTACTATCATAATTTGCCACACCAAAACCAACATTGGCAAATACGGCAGGCTCCTGAGGAACTCCATTATGAGGTGTATGATTCTCAGGGTCAGGCTGATTTACCACAACTCTATTATTTCCGCTATCAGAAAACGAATAGGAACGATTTGGTAAACTAGCGCTTTCAAAACTGATTGGCTTGCTAGTATCAACGTGTTTCATATTATTATTCAGATTATATCAAAATGTCAGGCATTAATCAATATTGCTCCCCGACCAGTCCCATTTTGTCCGTTAAATACATTCCGCCGTTCCTTTGTTCGTAGCTACATTTTGCCGATACACCTTCTTCCTGATGATAGGGGATGGTCCAAAACAAAGTGATTTCCTGAATTTTGTTATTCTCCTTAACTGTATATGCGGACAAATCGTCACAATACATTTTAATCATGTCTTTGGTCATATCTACACCATTCATGCGATTCCAGGTGAGATCGATTAGTAGAATATAATCATCTGATTCCTCGGTTCCTAAGTTCTCGTTGACTGTTATATTGTTGATATCCGTTTTTTCGTATTCTGCCTTTATACGCTCCGATGCAAGTTTTGCAATTTTAAATTGCTCAGATTCTTCTGGATATTGCTTTGATAAAAATCCATTAATCTCATCAACTGATAATTCGGTGTTCTTATCTTCTTTACCGCCAAATAGCCAGCCAACAACCAGCATAATTGCTACAATAATAATTATCACTGATACAATACCACCAAGCAAGGAACCATTCTTTGTTTCACTCATATTTTATCCTTTATTCTTAAAAATAGTTAATAATATATCCGTCATTAACATTTGCCTATGGTGTTCTACCATGTCTTTTGGCAATTCCACCATGATGAGAGCACATGCCCCTATAATTAGGCAAGTCTGGATTATCCTGATATGAGATAGTCCCGTCCTTGCAAGTTGCTTTAAGCGGCAAATTTGGATCCTCCGCCGTTTCTGATTCGTCACTATATCTAGACGCTGATTGATAAGCTGGTTCATTAGTTGTGTAGGATGTATTTTGAGTAGAAGTGTAGGTTGATTCATCGATCTGCGGTGTGCTTTCGGGAGCGAGGTCCTGTTTAGTGTTAGCTGTCTGCGGGAATGAACTATTTATATCTGCATCAATCTTATCAACGTCATGTTGTTCTAATTCACTAATCTCTTCATTAATAATAACTGCATCATTAGCAGTATCAGTTGTAGCGTTGTTATCAGACCCGCCACCAAAGAACATGGCGCAAGCCGCTATGCCTCCAGCTAAGCCTAGTTTTGCTTTTATTGAGCTCATCTAATCTCTCCCGTCCATCAAAAATGGGCTAACGTTTAATATGTTTGCTTATTACACTTTAGGATCCTTGGATCCTAAAGTGTAATAAGCACTTCTATTATATCATATTTTCCTCGACCGTGGGCAGGATTTGAGCTCATAATGGGATGCAACAAAAACTAAGAGGACAAAGTTATGAGTATCCAAATTAATACAGCAAACTATATCAAGATGAAGGATGTGGAGATTGACGGGGTAAAATTCTCTGTACGACCCTTAAATTCGGCAGAAACGTTAAGAATTACCGCCATGCAACGCGATATGACGCTGCATGAGTCCAAGGCACCCGAGCTACTACAAGAAATGGTTGATATAATGATGGGACTATTCGACAACCGACAAAAAGCCCGTGAAGTCATGGGTAATCTACCACTTGATGCTGTCATGGATATCTATCAGAAGATTATGGATGCAGAATAATGCCGAACTTACTCGATTTGATGTCAGAAGAAGATAGACAGGTCGCAATTGACAATTACAAACAACGCATGAGCGGTAAAATGGAATACCGTGCCAAGGTTTCGATTTCTCCTGAAGTGTATTTGATTAGCGAACTCGGCTATCACTACGGCTGGGGTGCAATAGAAGCCGTCAAACGGGGATACGTTGAGGCTCGAGATGATAAAGGTAACCCCAAAAAGATCCCACTCACCATGGAGGAAGTGGGCGTACTGGTTGAGGGTGCTCGTAAAGTTTGGTATAGCAAAGTTATTGATAGTGCCAGAGGCACCTTGGTAGCTAATGCCAGTGCCATGAGTAAGAACCCCGCTAGTACCTTTAAGAAAAGTATGGATGTGTACGCAAGAGAGATAAAGCTATAGAACAATACCAGGAAGAAAATCAAGAAAAATCCAAAAGATAAACTTAAAAAACATGTATATGATTGGTATAGAAACTAGAAAATACAATGTGGTAATAAGCGGGAAACAGGCAAACTTGCCTCGCCATTCCAGGTTAAGCCATAAGCTAATCTTATCCCCGAGCTTAACCTCTTTGCTGTGCATCATTTTCCGAGCATCAGCCTTGGTGATAACAACAGTAGGCTGTGTCGCCTCACGGACACGTTCGATCGCCTCTTTTTCTTCTCGTTTTTTCTGCTGTTCTTTATATAAGATATACCAAAGCAAACCATTATTATTCATAGTTAATCCAATTATAGCACAAGCGGAAGGAAAAGTAAATGGCTGACGAAGTAGTAAATACTGCGGTTTATAAGATCGAAATTGACGCCTCTGGTGCTCAGAGTGAACTGCAAAAAATCGACACGGCAGTTGAGGATAGTGGTAAGAAAGTAGAGAAGAAAAGCTCTTTAGCATCTCGAGCCCTTAATAAGGTATGGGATACTGCAGTTTCTGGCGTAAAGTCAAGCTTTATTAACTCCTTTAGCTCAATTACTTCTTCTATTACTAGTTTTCCCAAACAGATTCTTAGCGTAGGTGCTGGGTTTGAACAGTCGATGGCGAATGTGTCAGCAATTATGGGTGCCTCTGGCGATGATCTTGATAGGCTGACCAATAAGGCTAGAGAACTTGGGAAAAGCACGCAATATTCTTCCTCAGAAGTAGCGGACGGATTGTCCTATATGGCGATGGCTGGCTGGGATACCGAACAGGCGTTAGCTGGTATAGATAGCGTATTACAACTAGCCACAGCAGGTGGGATGGATCTTGCAACTACCTCAGACATCGTAACCGATGCTTTGACAGCTTTTGGCTATAAAGCCTCAGACGCTGGTAAGTTTGCGGACGTGCTTGCGGCCACTAGCAGTAGTGCTAACACTAATGTTGGTTTAATGGGGGAAACTTTCAAATATGTGGCCCCAGTAGCTGGGGCCATGGGGTATTCTGTGGAAGACACGGCCACAGCAATAGGCTTAATGGCTAATGCTGGTATTAAAGGTTCTCAAGCTGGTACATCACTTAGGTCCATTCTGCAGCGATTAGCTAATGATACTCAAGGGGCTGCAACGGTGCTCAACGATATGGGCGTTGCTATTAAAAACGAAGATGGCTCAATGCGCGACTTTGGTGACGTAATTAATGATATGCGTAGTGCATTCGCTGGTTTAAGCGCAGAGGAAAAAATCAACCTAGCTACAACAATTGCTGGTGCTGAGGGCATGTCTGGATTTCTTGCAATCGTGGAGGCATCACCGGAAGATTTTGATAAACTAACGGGGGCAATTGCAGGTTCTGAAGGTGCATCTAAGCATATGTCTGATGTTATGCAAAATACTACAGCAGGTAAGTTAAAGGCGCTACAAGCGAAAGTTCAAGAATTGGCAACCAAAGGTTTTGATTTGCTCAAGCCGGCAATTGATATGGCAATAGTAGCACTAGGCTGGTGTATTGATCATGCTGAGATGTTGATACCAGTTCTTGGAGCGTTGGGAGCAGCGATAGTGGCTATCAAAGTTGGTAACTTTGCTAAGCAACTAAAATCTACCTTTGGCGGCGCACTAAGGACTACAAAGAATTTTGCTAAAAAACTAACTGGGGTGTTCCAAAAAGATATTGGTAACAAAGTGTCAAAAGAGGCAGAGAAATCTGTTGGCAAGGTCGGCGATACGACATCGAAGAAGATATCAGGATTAGGAACAACAATATCTACTGCGTTTAAGAGCTTAGGAGAAATCCTATCATCCGTAATAGGAGCTATTCTCGAACCGATCAAGACGCTATTCAAGGGTATTGGTGAGGCTATTGCAGGGTTCTTTTCTGCCCTAGCTAATCCGGCAATTGCGGTTGGAGCGGCGATGTTTGCAGCAGTAGCGGCGGTAATTGCAGCAGCAATTTTACTAATCGGTGCTGCAATTGGTTTGACTATGCCAACATGGGAGGCGTTGTTTAACAAAATTATCATACCGATGGCGATATTTATTCGTGATACAGTGTTGATGGTAATTGATAATCTTACAAGTAACTTAGTCAAACTTACTAACGAGGCATTAATCCCGCTGGGTGAATTTATTATCAATTCATTTCTAGGAATCGTAAAAGGCGTAACAGACGCGATCGTCAACTTTACTCAAGATGCAGTCATTCCACTTATTAATACTATGAGCGGTGCTTTAATGGGTGTTCTTGAGACCGTATCTGACTTTTTGAATGACACCCTTAAAACAGCCTTTGAAGGCGTTAAAGGGATAATCGACTCGATAGGTACGGCGTTCGAGAAAATGGGTGGCATCATCGTTAGGGCTTTAGAGGGAGTAAATGGTATTCTTGGAACTTTCAAAGACTTATTAATCGGTATCGCAGATGCGGTTGTGGCAGTAGTTGCACTAGCGACTGGGCAAAGCGTTAATTATGGTAGAGGGTTTGCAAAAGTAACAAAAGCAGCGTTAGGCGGGCGTGTAGGTGGAATCGGCACAGAGACAAGTGACTCAAACCTGTTCGCGCTAAGTAAAGGCGAGTATGTAATTCGTGCTTCCTCTGCTAGACAGATAGGTTATGAAAATCTGGATCAGCTGAATGCAAATGGGACCTTGTCGGGTGTAAATAACCCCAGAAACGGAAATGACACCTTTAATATTTATGTTGAAGGGGTATTTGCTACATCTCCGGACGAACGCAGGAAAGTGGCTAGTCAAATCGTGGCGGCAATTAGGCAAAATGATAGGAGATTACTCAGTGATTAAGTTTATTTTATCGGATGATACAGACAGTAGAGAATATACCTTGTATGAAACTCCGTTTGTAGACAAGGAAGTGGAAGGTGGAGAAGAGGAGATCACTACCCTAAACGGTAATGTTTATGTGGATTTTATCTACACTAAAAGAATTTGGGAACGGACATTCTCCGTTTTGAGCCAAAATGAATATTTAGCCCTAAAGGGATTTCAGGATAGACAAAGAACTACCTATAAATTTCCTTATCTATCTATTCCGGAATTTGGAATAGATAGAGTACCAGTGTATTTGAAAATCTCGGAAAGAAACACTATTAATGCCTGCGGAATGGTGACTGATATAAGCTTAATAATGAGGGAAACTGTACAGCAATGAACACGGTATCAGATAAATTTCATGAATTAGCTAGTGGTGCAATCAGACCGCTTGATTGGGAAGTGGGAATTTCTTGGACTAAGACGAGAAATGAGGATATAAACTGGTTTACTTTAGACGTTTCGCAACTTGATGGTCCAGACCTTCTTGCCAGCTCTGAGAACGGTATTCAGCCTTGGGATAGTTATGACTATGTTAAAATGCGTGATAGGGTGATAGATCTAAACATTGAGCGTTCCGTAGAGTTCCCTTATAACGTACAAAGCGCAATTTGTGATGTCAGTCTCGATAATCATGACGGTTATTTTACTTATGGCAACAGTAAATCGCCGTTACATGAGCATATTCTGCCATCACGCCCGATCAGAGTTTATTTGGGCTTTAGGGGTGGAGGAGTTACTCCAGTATTTGTAGGATTAACCGAAGACATTCCTGAATACTCTGGCAGACATCAAGTAACAATGCAAATGACGGCACTAGATTTCCTCTCTGAAATCTGTAAAACAAGTTTACGCAACATGGTGATGATGCGTAATGCTAGAACAGACGAGGTGATCGCAAAGATTTTAGAATTATGTGGTTTGCAACCGTACATGTATAAGCTTGAGGTTGGTAAAAATATTATACCTTTTGTATTTTTTGACACAGATAAGAATGTTGGTAACGCACTGAAAGAGTTGATTCAAGCGGAAAACGGTGCCATGTGGCTAGATGAAACTGGCATGATCCGATTTAGTTCCAAAGTTCGGTTGGTTAATCAGGATAGTGTGATAGTTATAGGACCAGATAGCATTGTTTCCATCACCCCGAGCCAAACCGATAACATTATAAATAGAGTGCATATAGAGGTTGATATTAGACAGGTAAAGGAATTCCAGCAAATATTTTCGGTAGATAATAGTAGAGGTTTTGAAAGTGCAGCCAGCGAAGATCAATATCGGCTCAAGCCGAATGGCACAACTGCAATTTGGATTAATTTTGAAGATCCAATCTGGCAGTGCACGAAAGAACCAGTTTTGAATGGTTTTAATAACGATTCTAGTTTCACGGCTGTAAATTTGGAGGGTAATCCTGTTTCGTCTGGCATAATTGCGCAAGGTACACTATTTGCGACCTCGTTAAAGCTAGAATTTAAAAACACTAATAATTTTCCAGTATCTGTAAATTTCTTACAAATCTGGGGTGAACCAGCAAAAGTGTCTGGCGGATCACCAACAATTAAATATACAGCTGAGGATGAGGCCTCCATAGAAGCTTTTGGTATACAGGAATTATCTATACAGGACAATAATTGTTTTGGTAGCTATGAAAACGTAGATAGGTATACTACATATATCTTGGAGCATTATTCTGGATTTTCGCCTGTCTTAGAGCTGGACGTGAAGGGTAATCCAGCACTTCAGCTTGATGATATTATCACGCTCGAAGGGACTGATTACGATGGTACATGGTTAGTCCAGTCAATTTCGCATAGATTAAGTGATGCCAAGCTTGAAACAAAACTCAAAGTTATTAAACATACTGTAATATATCCGTTTATCTTGAACCAGTCTGCACTTAATGGTCCAGATGTTCTGGTATAAGGAGAAGAAAAATGATTACTAAAACAGTTATTAACAATGGAAATCAGGTAATTACTTCCAATAATGGTAAAATCACCGTCGACCAAACAGCTGGTCAAATCACAATTAGGGATGGTTTGAGAAAGGTAGTAGAAATTAACTCGGATGGTTTTACTTATTATAATTCTGCTGGCAATAAAACTGCGTCAGCTGGAGAGAATGGCTTCCGCTACTACGACAAGTTTGGCACTGAGCGAATCTCGATGGGCCAAGATAATGATGGTATGCAACAGATAATTGTTGATGATGCTAGTGGCAGGGCTTCGATTTTGATCGGTCAGGATCCAACTGACGGTAAGCCAATCTTGCTGGTTGGCAAAGAAGGGGTAGATGTTATAGATGCGTCCTAATGATTATCAGATCAATACTAACTATCCGATTGACAAGATTGTTTTTTTGAAAGAGTTATCATTTAAACTGGATGATAATGGGTTATTTTCACAAAAAATAGCGCATGGCCTTCAGAGCATACCATTTTCCAACGCAGTGATTTCTTTTGACAACTGGCAAACCACTTACCAGGCTGGAACTAGTAGAATGGCAAGGCAATATTATTCTGAAGAATTTAACGTTTATTCCGACAATACTAATGTAACAGTTTCTGGAATGTTTTCTGAACACACAGGAGAAAATGCTTTAGTGAGAATGTGGGGAGTTTTTAATTCAACTACTGATGCTATTGCTAATCCGACTAGACAGTTAAGTAATCATAAATTCGTGCTAAATAGTCGCTACTTAAAACTCGTTAAGGACGGCATTATCGATGTTAGCGATGGCGTTGATAAAGAGATAAAGCATGACTTCGGCTATATGCCAATTGTCGAACTCTGGGCGGAATCAGCATACGATAACCTAGGATTTAGGTATTACAACAGGCCAGACGTATTTGACACAAGTGATCTTGGTGGGCAAGCATTTTGCGTAACCAGAGACAGGTTGATTTTCAGGACAGGTGGCGACGTGCTCAAAATTAAGCAATTCTATTACAGGATGTATGTTGATGAAGCCTAACGATTTCCTGATTAATACCAATTATGCTACGCTTAAAAATGACGCTACAGCTACGGTATCAATTAGTTTACCAGCATCATTTACGGTTAATCTCGGGGGTGAACCGATTTATAGAACCGTCAGCGTTGGTGAGAAATCAGCAGGTATGCATTTTGTCTTCACGTCTAGTAAATATTCAAATATTGGATTAATCGCTAGCCAGGTGTTGATCCCATGTACTATTACCTACCAGTCTACTAGTGGGCAAAAAACCATAGATAACTTGCTTAACTGCTATGTTTACCGATCTGCTCCTAGCGAAGTGCGCATGGAAATATCCCCTAATATTCCAGGGGATATAAGCGGTAATTCCATAATAGTAACCAATGCAGAGCAGACTATATCATGTCATATTAGTACTCTAATTAATCCGTTTGAAGCTTAACCGATTGCAATCCAGAATGCACTCATGGTCTGATTATTACCTTGACTGTGTCCTAAAATGATCTTAAACTCACTTGTAGTAACGTCACCAACAATAACTCTTGGTTGGCCTACCCACTTACTGCATGTAGCGACAACAGCCGGTGCATTAGTGAATAATTGTGGAAACTTGACGGTAAATTGCTGTTCACTACCAGAAGGAATTGAGGTAGTGGTTATGCCACCCCACATGATTTTTCTGTTTCCAAAATCAATAACATTAATAGTTCTCGAAGCACTTGTGATTTGAGAGGCGAGTCCTTCAGTGTTCGCAACTATTTGATTGAGTTCTTCTGCAGTTAGTACATCTAATGGAACGAATACTATATTAGGGTAGGGTAAAGTGTACGCCATTATTTATTCTCCTCAATAAAGTGATTTGTATAAGTAAACTTTTCTGTTGTTGCACTAGCGAGAGCTTTTAAAATCTGCTCTTTAAGAAGCTTTTTGGCAACATTATCTAAAGACGTTTCAATCAGTGTATCATCAATCTCTGGTAAAGTCCTAACAAATAATGAGAACTTGATGTTTCCATCTTCGTAGTCTTTGACGCAACGCTTAAGACCATTTTTAGTTTCAAGAAAAACTGGGTTACCTTTTTCTAAATATTTCTGGCCACTTGGGGAAAGTTTCACATTTAGATTTTTTGCGCCAACAGGTTGCCAAATAGCGATTTTGTTCAATATAATTTCCATGTCAAAAATTATAATCGCTGACAAGTCCTATATGCAATAAAAATTTGATAGTAGGACTTGTCGAGAATTAGAATAGAGTAATATGTTCGATAGATTTTCTAGAAAAATCAAGAGTTGGTTAAACTCTGATGATATGAAGTCACATGATGATAGTATTATGCAGTCATACGGTTTGCCGCTAGCTGGTACTAATGCATTATTTGGACTTTATCAGAATGGTAGCTACGATAATAACTACCCCAATATCACGAGGATTGCTGAGTCTTTCGCTGAAGTGCTACCGTTTGCAATTGACGAAAAGGGCAAACGTCTTAAAAAGGATCCTAACCTGATCGAGGTTCTTTACAATCCGAATGAAGAAATGTCCATCACGGATTTTCTAGAGACTTTAATGGTAATGCTACTTGTTCATCCAGTTGTTTACATTTTATGCTGGCATCGTGAGGGTAATGAGAACGTTCCCGGGGGACCGATTAGAGAGCAGACACTGGCTGGACTAACATTCCTAGAAGGAGTTTCAGCGAGTTATGTTGGTAATGAAGTAACCTATTATGCTGGTACAGAAACTTGGACTAAAGATGATGTGATTGCGCTCAGTCTTAATATTAACCCATATAACCTATTGGCTGGTTATTCACCAAGTATAGCTACGAAGAAGTGGGCATGCGTAGACGACTATGTGGCTGACTATCAAGCTGGATATTTTGCAAATAATGCGATCCCAGCTGGAGAGTTAATTATCACTACACCTACCGTTGAAGAATACGAGGCTACCGTTAAGGCCCTAAAGAAACATCATAAAGGTGCTGGGAAAAACAATAACTTAATGTATGTTCATCGACCAACATCTAATATTGACGGAAGGCCTTTAAATTCGCAGATTGAATGGGTGCCGTTTTCTCAAGCTACCAAAGATAGCGCCTTGCAATCTATTTTTGACCAATCAAATAAGAAGATTGACATGACTTTTGGTGTGCCCGAAGAAGTCAAAGGACATCTGTCAAATAGTAACTATGCTAGTGCTGAGGTCGCAGATTATGTATTCTCGAGGAGGGTTGTTTATCCTAAACTGAAGAAGATCTATAGTAAACTAACACATGAGTTTAACCGTATAACTGGCGGGCTCGGCTATGCTCTCGACTTCGATTATGAAGAACCAATCTTGACTGATACCAGGAAACAACAGACCGAATCATTAATCACTCTACTTAATGCTGGTTTCACTGTTGAAAGTTCTGTTGAAGCGCTGCGGCTACCGATGTCTTTCTTGTCACTCAAGGAAAAACCTAAAGAGGAGCCAGTTGCTAATAATAGTGAAGATGCTGCTAATGATTCTGAAGTAATTGACGAAGATAGCCAAGAGATTAGTCAGAGCGAATCTAAAGATGATAGTGGTAAAAAGAAGGGAAAGTGCTGCGACCATTCTGTGAGGAAAGATATTGTTGATGAGATGTTGACAGAAGAGCCCGATGAAGAGGTTGATCCAGAAATTTTAACAATTCTGATGGGGCTGATTATCGGCCTAATCGACCAAGTCATCAGTGAGATTAAAGAACCCAACGATGATAACCTTATTTCTGGACTAATACTAGGTACAAATACAACAGATACACAACCTTCCAGCGGATCAGATCTATTTGAGACTGTTTTCACGGCCAACGCAATTAAGCGTTACGCTAAAGATTTTAAACACGATGAGAAAACTGCTAGACTGTTTAACGCTGCCTTGCTTTATATCATGTCAAAGAAGGGTCAAGACTCGGCCAAAGAATTTGCTGAAGAACTAGGGATAAGTGAGTATAACTCAGAAATTCCGCTAGCAACCCTAGAGGCGACTGAGAAAGCGGCTAAAGAATATACTGACAGCTTAATTAGTCAAATAGCCGAGAAAATCGAAAAGGAGACCAAGAAAGCCGTAGATAATGGGCTAACCACGGCGGAAACAATTATTATGCTTGAGGCGCTCAAGAAATCGGAGGCATGGCGAGCTAAACGTACTGCAGTAACTGAACAACATCTGGCCGAAGAAACAGGTATTTTAGAATCCGCTAAAGAAGCTGGTAGGATTGCCAAAAAGGAGGTTTATAAAACCTGGCACATTCGAGATGGAGCGTGCATCTACTGCGTTCCACTGGCTGGTGAGACTGTGCCGATCGACCAGGTATTCTCCAACGGCGAGAAATTCCCACGCGTACACCCGAATTGCAGATGTTATCTGACATATGAATTCAGGGACGTACAGAAGTCTATCAAACTTACTTGTCCGCACTGCAAACGCTATCTACTAGAATCAGCGTCTAACGCAACTCTAAAGAATGTAATCTGCGGAAATTCAAAGTGTAAGCACAGGTATAACATTGAAATTAGTGATAGTAATGCAAGTTTTACAGATATTAGAAAGGATTCAAATGAGTAAGAAGATTACAAGTAAGTTTAACCTTAAAAACATTAACCTTAAATCCGTTCTGGCGGTGATTCTGACACTGATTGCAGGAGTACTACTAGGTAAAGCTACAACTGTCACGGTTACGCCAGATGATACTGGAGATATAACGATCGAATCAGGCTTTACTATGGAACTTGCCGAAGAGCAGGTGCCAACGGTAATCGAAACCGCCGATGGTGAGGTTGAAGTTATTGAAGCACCAACGGTAGAATCAGTAGACGGTGACAAACTGAGTGAAGAGGGTTGTGGCGAAGGTGAGGAATGCGGTAAAGGCTGGTGGGTTGATACCACAACGCCAGATACCTTTAAGAATGCCGTAATTGGGCAGTGCATAGATACTGACGGCCACTTCGGTAGTCAATGTTGGGACCTCGCAAATCTGTATTGGCAAAACGTTGCAGACCGCTGGCTGTCTACCTGTGGTACTGGCGCTGCTAAAGGTACTTTAGATTGTTGGGAACAAAACGCTGGCAATGAGTTCGAGATGGTCTGGGATAAGACTCAAATCAAGCCCGGTGATATTGTTGTATTTACAAACGGCATCTACGGTCATATTGGTATGGCGCTCGGTAGTTACAACAACGGTTACGTTGCTTTACTTGGTACCAACCAAGGCGGTACAGGCTGTGCAGGCGGTGGTTCAACGGCTAATATTGTTAATATTAGTCTGAAGAGTTTCGGCGGAGCATTTCGTCCAAAGCAGTATATTGTGGAGGAACCAAAGCAGGAAACTCCCGCTGAACTGCCTATATCTAACTGTACAACTTGGAATGTAGTCAAAGGTGACACTATGTCTAAAATCATGCTAGAATGCGAGAATACAGTGGTCTATGGCGAAGCAATGAACGCCTACGCAAAGACTTGGTTTAGTTTATTTATCATGCCCGGTCAAAGCGTTTATGATGGCTGGAAGAGCAAGAGTGGCGTTGGACTCTACGACGGGGATACAATTGAGCACAGGACACAGTAATGAGCGAAATAACAGTTAACAACGTATTTGAGTTTGTAAAAATAATCGCAGCGTTTATAACTAGTGCTACAGTGATTTATAAACTAGTTTCTATGGCGTTTAGAAAGACTTTAAACAAAGCGCTTGATGAGAAAATCACGCCTATCTCTGAGAAGCTAGACGCTCTGGAGAGAAAGCATGATCTTTCCGACCGTGAGCAAGCCAAGAACTTTATTGTGCGATTCCTGGCGGATGTGGAGCAAGGACAGCCAATTGATGCTGACGAACTTCACTGCTTTTGGGATAATTATGAACTTTACAAAAATATGGGTGGAAATTCTTACATCCACGATAAAGTGGAGAAGTTAAAAGCGCAAGGGAAACTATAAGAAACACAATAAGACGCAACAAAACACAGATAGTCACAGTAGGCAGACAAACTCCTCAAAGTATATTTGAGGAGTGAGATCTGGTTATTTATATTAGTGACTGGGAAGTCTGGATGCCCAAATCAGCGTTCATCAATTATTAATTAAATTCCTGTTGACAACGCCATAAAGGTTTG